TCATGCGATACACTGCAGGCGTACAATTCGGTATTGGACAAGATATCGTTTACTACGGAGCATATTAATTAACTAACTAAACAAAAACACTAAAAGTATGGCTTGTAACATAACAGCGGGAAGAAATGAAGTGTGTAAAGATTCAGTAGGTGGACTTCAAGGAGTTTACTTTCTAAACTTTACTACTGGTTCTTTTACCAAAGACGGAAATGGTGAAGTGACTGCTCTACCATCTGGCTCAACCGTATATTACTACGAGTTGAAAGGAAACAGCAGCTATACTGAAACTGTAAATACATCACGAGATAATGGTACAACTTTCTTCACTCAAGAATTAACATTGAACTTGAAGAAGTTAACCAACGAGATGACAACTCAATTAAAGTTGTTGGCTTATGGTAGACCACAAATCGTAGTATGGACAATGAATGGTGATGCATTGTTAGTTGGTGAAAAAGAAGGTGCTGATTTAACGGCTGGTACTATCCAAACAGGTGGAGCAATGGGTGACCTTTACGGTTATTCAACTACTTTCACAGGTATGGAGAAATTACCTGCATCGTTCTTATCAGGTTCAACCACCACAAGTGCTTTCGCAGGATTGACTACTCAACCAACAATTGTGTACGGAACTAATTCATAATTCAGTATAGAATTGATATAGGGAGCAATACTCTATTCTTATAGAGTTCCACTATATATAAACTCAAATCCCCACTTCGGTGGGGATTTTTGTTTTCGTACTATTTATAGATAATGCGTTGTTATATATAAGATAATAATAGATAAATCATAGATAATGCTAACATATTTCACGAATTCCACCAATCAATATTGTATTAGAGTAGAACCATTACCTAGTGGTTCAGAAGTATTGAGTATTGATTTACAAGATATGACCACATTAAAGAATTGGCCAACAATTAATTTAAGTGGGTCTGCATGGAGTTATTCAGAATACGAATCCTTCGTTTCCTTTAGTGTAGATTTTGATGCAGAAACAAACTTTGATACGCCTGTTGGTAATGAATTTAGAATGACAATCTATCCAAAATATAGACCATCAGGTTCTGAATCATTAGTAGTTGGTGATGTATCATGGAGAGGCTCTCTTGCATTCTTCGTATCACAAAGTGAAGATAAACCAAATTATGTTAACCAAACACCTTTACCTGAAGGTGGTGATTATCCATACATTTCAAACGATACAATAAATAGATATATAATTTTACCATAAGATGAATACACAATCAATTAAAAGAGAAGGTAAGTTTAGTGTAGTAAACTTTTCAGATTCGGTTCTACCACAAATATCAGAAGATACAAAAACAAGATATGCGTGGGTGCCGTTTGGTCTATTTGGCCAAGATGATTTTTGGGATGCAGTTGTTATGGCATATAACGATTCAACTACTAACTCAACCTCAGTAAATAACTTAGCAGATTTAATCTTTGGTAAGGGGTTATATACTTCCAATCCTGAATTACAAAAGGGATTTGAGAAGATTATACCACAAGAAGAAACGAAGAGAGTATCATTCGATTTGAAATTGTATGGTAATGCTGCGTATCAAGTATATTGGAATGATGACCATACAAAAGTAATCAAGTTCTATCATATACCAGTACAAACCCTTCGTGCAGAGAAATTGTACGATAATACAAGAGTAGAGAATTTCTACTATTGTACTGATTGGAAAGACCAGAGAAAGATAAAGGATAAAATTAAAATCCCTGCATTTGGTACATCTAATGAAAAAAGAGAAATCCTATATATCAAAGATTATACACCTAATCTATATTATTATTCTTTACCTGATTGGGTATCTGCTCTTCAATTTGCAATTGCAGAAGGTGAATTATCTAATCTTCACTTAAATTCAATCACAAATGGGTTCTTACCTACTTTGATGATTAATTTTAACAATGGAGTTCCGGCACCTGAAGAAAGACAAACAATCGAAGATTTATTGTATGCTAAATTTACTGGCACTAATAATGGTGGTAGATTTATGGTATCATTTAACGATGATAAAGAAAACCAACCTACTATTACTCCAATTCAGATTGATAACTTACATGAGAAGTTCCAATACATTGCAGAATATGCACAAGATAGAATATTGGTAGGACATAAGATTACTTCACCTTTATTGTTTGGTATTAGAACTGCAAACAATGGTTTCTCTTCTCAATCAGAAGAAATGAAAACGGCATTCTCTATCTTACAAACGATGACAATCCAACCATTCCAAAACCTATTGTTAAACTTTATCAATATGGCATTAACTGAAGGTGGACATCCTGATTTAGAATTGTACTTTGAACAATTAACTCCATTGGTAATTCTTTCTCAAACTGCAGAAGAGACAGGTAAAACAATTGACCAAGTAGAAGATGATGTAAATGATTCTATGGCAACTCCTGATGAAGAACCTGATATGGATATTGAACAAGAAACCATAAAGAGAGATAATGAGGAATTACAATTCATCAGAACTCATGGTACTAATTCAGCACATTTTAAAACAATTTTTAAATAATATAAGATATGGCTACCGCATTATTCATAACAAGAAATGATATTATCAAAAACACACCACTACAAGGTGCAATAGATGCTGATGCATTATTACCATTCATGGTAACTGCACAAGTAAAGTATATAAAGAACTTAATTGGAACTGTCCTATATGATTATCTTTCATTGAAAATAGAAGATGGGACTATAGGTGATTTAAGTGTGTATTACCAAGATTTATTATCAGACCATATCAAACCTACACTTATATGGTATGCGTGTGTAGAATACATCCCATTTAGTGCAGTTCAATTTAAATCAAATGGTGCAGTAAAACAACAATCTGAACAAGGTGTTGCACCAAGTAAGACAGAGATAGATTATCTTAAACAACAAGCACAAACTAATGCTGATTATTATGCTTTAAGATTACAAAATTATTTGATTTCTTATTCTAATCAAATACCTCAGTACTTACAATCAGTTGGAAACCAAACTCAAATCTATCCTGACCAAACAAATCAATATTTTGGTGGGATACAACTATAATAACTTATGGCAGCAATAGTTCATAATTCAGGTGTAAACTATACATTATATTATAATGTTTTGAATTATTTCAAAACAATTATGAATAATCATCCTTCAATTGAAGTAGTTACACAAGGATTGATTCAAGATTTTGATACAAGAGAATTCCCACAATACCCAGTGGGTAATGTATCTATTTTGTCATCTAACTTTGTTGGTACTACTACTCAATGGGAAATACAACTTATACTTGCAGATAAAATCAAAAATAGAAATAACGAAAGTGGTGGAGCATTCAACACTCAAACTATTCCATTCTATGGAGTAGATGATACAGTTGATATACACGCAAACACACTTGCAATTATAAACGATTTAACATCATATACTGCGAATGGTGTAGATGGATTTGAAATAATTTCAGATATATTATGTGAACCATTTGAAGATAGGTTTAATAATGGCCTGGCAGGGTGGGTGTGTACATTCACACTTACGGTTCACAATGATAGAAATCGTTTTAGTTTTTTTTTGATATCGCCTGATGGTAATGGATATAAGATACAAGATTGTTTAACATCTGAATACAAATATGCTGTAATTAGTGGTAGTGTAAATGTTGGGGATTATTTTTCATCACAAATTGGAACAACTACAAATTGTTTTTATGTTGATTCAGAAGTAACTAATTTTAATAGTTGGGATTATGTAAATCTTAAACCATTAGATTTTTATGGAAGTTGTATAGAATGCCAAACTGGCATTTTACCTACAACAAGTACTACAACTATATCGCCAACTACAAGCACAACTACATTAGTTCCAACTACTAGCACTACTACATTAGTTCCAACTACTAGCACTACTACATTAGTTCCAACTACTAGCACAACTACTCAAGCTACATTATTAACACAAATATATGGTCCAACTATCGAAGGATATATTGAGAGTTCTTCATTAAATAAGTTTTGGTATGATGATTTAACTTATGGTGGTATTAATTTTATGGGTAACTGGACAACATATCCTTATTGGCCATTAAATTGTACAATAAATGGATTAGAAGTAACAGGTTCAGTAGTTACTCCCGATAGTAGAAGAATACCAATTAGTAATAATTTTTCATTACAATTTTATGGAAGTATAAATAATACCGGTGGTAATATGGCAGTTTGGGCAATACCAACAACACCAGAAAACTCTGATTTTTGGTGGATAGATACATCTAATTCTATGATGTATTATGCTAGATTGGCTTCTCAAACAAATCCTGGTTACCCTCGATATACTTCAGGTTCAATTACATTGGATAATAATCCGCATATGTACAGTTTATTATTTGATGGTGGAAATAATTCTATTAAATTATATGAGGATTTAAATTTAATAGGTAGTGGTAGTGTTACCGGTTCTGCATATGCAAGTACAAGTGTAGCTACTATGAGTGCTAAAAATTGGTTTGGCAAATTTGGTAATTCAACATTAGGAACTATACCTTATTTTTCAGGAAGTATTATTGGTGTAAATGCATGGAATGGTCAAATAGAAGATACTTTATCTGAAACTTTAACTGATTTTCAAAATATTACATGGAGTTGTCCACCACCAACTACAACAACTACAACTATTCCTTAATTATGGCTAATTTAAATTCAATTATTAAGGGTAGTAAACAACTTAATCAAGTAGCAAATCAGATTAAGAATGTTGCACTATTTTATGCACCAAAGGATACCGGTAATCTTAAAAGAAAAATAAACCAAGCCAATAGACCTTCTAACATTATTAAGGTAATAAATGGCCAAAATAAATCGGTAATTTCAGTATCTTTAGATATTGCACCAACTGGAGCAGAATATGGTAAATGGTTTAATGACCCACCGGCAGTTGTAAAAAGAACTAAATTAAAAGAAACTGCAGAAAGAAAAGGTAATTGGAATTTTGGTAAAAAGGCATTAGAAGACCCATCGGTTAAAAAAGAATGGGATAAATTCATTAAAGAGTTTTCTGATGATTATGCAGAAATGATAGTTAAAGAATTAAAGAGTACATAACCCTCCATACTTTTTTAAGAAAAATTGGTTAAATATATAAATGATTTACAAGTATGGCTTTAAGTATCACACAAACACCACCTAAACTTAATCTTGCACAATCACCCATTGCATTTACTTTGAGTGAAAGTACTGGCGTGATAACATCATCATCGTTTCAGTATGTATTAGATTTATACTATTGGGCAGGTGCAGAAGCAGCACAACCATCATCACCAAATTATACTTTGGTAAAATATCCTAATGAATCTAATGTGGGTATATTTGATGTAAGTAGAATACTTAACTCAACCCTTACTGATTTATTAGAAGCAAATCCATCAAATGTAAAGTATTTTACGGTGGATGGATATTGGCAATATTTTGATGGAACAACTTATGTAACTGGTTCTCATATTACATCAAGTGTAGATAAATACATTGATGGATACTCACTTTTCCAAGAACCAATCTCTCAGAGTATATGGGAGAAGACTCCACATTGGCCATTAATGACAGATGGACCGGTAACACAATCTAGCTTTGATTTTAATGTGGGGTTAAGCGGTGTTTATGTTGGTGACTATGGTTATGGTTCAACTCCTGATAGAATCGTTTATACATCGATTTATGGAACTGCAGTATATAGTTTAGCATCATCAACTGCAACATCTGGTCAAATAGACCAATATCCAATTGGACAAAGTGAAAGTGGATTTCCATTTGCGGCATCTATTGATTATTTTACTGTTCAAGCATATAATGGTGTAACTCCTATGGGAACACCAATAACTTACAACTTAACTTGTAATCAGAAGTATCCAAATATTAGAATTAAGTGGAAAAATAGATACGGTCAATTTGATTACTTTAACTTCAACATGGTAAACACGAAAACATTTAATGTTAATCGTTCAGTTTACCAGCCACAAATCGGTTCATGGGGAGGTTCAAGTTTATCGTATAACGATTATGATTCCAATAACTTAAACTACCTCGTAGATACTTCGGAATCAATCAGAGTAAATACTGATTGGGTAGATGAAGCATATAACGAAATCTTTAAACAACTTATGGTTAGTGATGAGATTTATTGGGTATATGATGAACCAACTGATAAAGTAAGACCAATCACAATAAAAACTAATTCTATTCAATTCAAAACTGGCGTAGTGGATAAAGTAATCCAATATGCATTTGATTTTGATTATGGACAAACATACAAACTGATTATCTAATGGGAGTTAATAGTAGTAAAGGATTTAATTTCAGGTTAATGGCATCAGGAAGTAATGGGTATGAAGAACTCGATACTTTCTCTGATGAACAAATACTCGTATCAGATAATGTTACGGGTTTATTTGATTTAGGTGTTCTACCTTCTGATTTTACTCGTCAAATTACTATTCCTGGCACTAAAACTAATGATGCATTCTTTCAGCATGTTTATGACATTGCAGTAGAGAATCCATACTTGTTTAGAACCAATGTTAAAGTTCCTGCATACTTCGATTTCGATGGTATATACATTTCTCAGGGTTATTTACAATTAAACCAAGTAAATGTATATGCAAACAAATTCGTTGAATCCTACGAGATTTCTATATACGGAGGATTGAGTTCTTTTGGTAGAGATATCAACCGATATTATCTAACTGATTTAACTTCTTCTTTAGCACAATTCAATCATACAGCATCTTACGAAAATATATCTGCATCTTGGAATGGAGATTTGTTTGATGGAGATATTGTTTATCCTCTTGCTGAGTATGGGCAAAAAATACAATATACACCCGAAGAAAACTTAACTGGTATAGATTCACCATCGGGTTCATTATGTGTACAAGATTTTAAACCTGCAATTCGTATAAAGAAAGTATGGGATGCTATATTCCAACAATTTGGTTATACATACTCATCTTCATTTTGGGATGAACCATTTTTGGATAATGTGTACATGATTTGTAATAATAATCTTCGTTATCCAGTGTTTACAAATTATGATTTAGAAACATACGGTTTATTTAAGATTGCACCAGTAAGTGGAAGTGGAACTGATTTAGTAATGAATGCAGGTTCTGCAGTTAAGTTAGAATGGTTTAACATACAAGAAAATCCGGCTGATTCAATTAATTCTAATTTAGAATATTCATTAGGAATTGCATCAAGATTAAGAGGATTATTAAATTTAAATTTTGAAGTAAGTTCATCAGCAACTGGCAATGGAATCCCACAATTTTATTTAGAAATAAAAGATTCATTAAATAATATAGATTCTACTATTGAACTTACAAATATAAACAATTATTTAACTGATATTCAAATTTATAATTCTCCACAAACAAAAACTGAAAAGTTTGAATTATTAACTGAATGGAATTCGGATACTTTAGATGTAGATAGTTATGAATTTTATTTAAGATATGAAAATCAAGGTGGTAGTAATTTTAAAGTAACACTTAATCCTGATAATTCTACAAAAGGTTACTTACAAGTAACAAAAGTAAACCAAGGTGGAGATGGATTAGTTATGAACATAGGCCAGAATATGCCTTATGGTACAAGTGGTATTAAGTTGATTGATTTTATAACTTCGGTACAAAAGAAATATAATTTAGTTATTTACCCAAATAAAACAAAACCAAGAGAGTTTATTGTAGAAACATTTAACAATTGGTACAATAAAGGTGCAACAAAAGATTTTAACAAATATATAAATCTTAACGATAAAATAGAAGTAATACCAGCAAACAACCTTGCTGTTAATCAATTACAATTCGGTGATAAATTGGATGGTGATTATGTATCTCAGCAATTCTCTAAAGCAGAGAATAGAGAATATGGTAAAACATATTATATAGATACTGAAAACTTCTTCTCACAAGGTGAGTTTAAAGTAGAAACTAAATTTGCATCTACTCCTTTAGTTTATTTAACAAATACTGGAACATCAGGTTCTGCAACACAAGGAGCAGTTGGATTCTTAGCACAAGCATCAGTTACAACTGAATTTACTTCATTTGCATCAGCCGAATGTTCTATTCAAATTGGAACTGAATTTATTGTAAATGCATTCACATCGGTTTACTCACCAATGGCAAGTGGATTTGATAATGACCCTGATAGTGGATATACTGGAAGAACTGTAGCAGAAGGAACAAGTATTACATTTACTTTCACCGGTGGTGGTATTACAAATGATTGGAGATTTGTTAGAGATTTAGATGGTGTTGAAACTGATTTGGATTTAGGTTCAAGTTCAAGTTCAACTTATACATATATAGTAGAGGCAGCAGATATTGCAGCAACAACTTGTTACTTTAAGGCAATAGGATTCTCTGGCGAATAAAATTAGATTATGGCTGTAAAAAATAAAATATATATTCCAACCTTTATTTCATCGGTAAATTATCAACCGGTTAGAACACTCCCGCACATTTATTTTTATAATGGATTAAAGGATTGTGAACCATATTATATACAGCATTATCAAAATGGTTCTTCAACAAATGTAGAAGTTTCAGAAAGAGAACAATTCCCTTATTTTGATTATTATGATGGGTTAGAACCAAGTACTGGCTCTAATTCACTTTTATTCTATAATGAAACTCCACCTTATGGAGTTACACCTACTGGCTCTTTATATACACAATATTGGGATAAATATGTTTCCCTTTTATATAACCCAAGAACTCGTTTAATCAACGCTAGTGCAATTATTCCACTTGCGGATTACTTCGAGATGGAGTTGAATGATATCGTTCAATGGAGAGGAAATTATTACCATTTACGAGCAATAAATGATTATAACTTAAAGAATGGAACTTGTAAGATACAATTATTAGGTCCAATCATTTCAGATGCAGCAACAGTAAATGAACTTGATTGTTCATTCTATTTCAGTTCATCAATTGAAGGTCTTGTTCCTACAACCACAAGTACTACAACAGTTTCACCAACAACCAGTACAACAACTGCAGTTCCAACTACGAGTACAACTACTTTAGTTCCCACAACTACTGTTTCACCTACTACTAGCACAACTACTTTAGTTCCTACTACAACGGTTTCGCCTACTACGAGCACAACAACTGTAGTTCCAACAACCAGCACAACAACTGCAGTTCCTACTACAACGCTTTCGCCTACTACAACAACTGTTGCTCCAACAACCAGCACAACCACCGCTTCTCCAAATAAAAATATTAGATTAGAAGTAAATTTAAGTGGAACTGGTAGTTATTGGACGGAACTTGGTTATCGTTATTCTACTAATCCATTTACATATTTTATTAATACTACCATTACTAATGGTACAACAATAGTTACCGATGCTGAATTTATAGATAGTAATCAAACCCAATGGAATCAGTTATTTACATCATCTACTGATGCTTATATACCAGGACCTATTAATATATTATTTGAAGATTATTATGATGGTGTGTTATATGAAACTGCATCTTATCTTAATCAGACAAATTTTGTTAATTTGAATAATGTTATGAAAGATAATTCATCAACTGGTTGGACAGATTTTACAAGAAGTGTTACTATAACTGAGATATAATATCAATAAAACATGGCAAACGAAGTAAGAAAAATAACATTAACACAATTAGGTTCAAATGCTGGACCTAACTTCTCTGTGCAATATTCTGCTGATTGTAACACATATACACAATCTGCAGATTGTACTAATATTTTCTTACCTTCAGTTGGTTCATTTGCGTATTGTACCGTTGATGATAGTGCTGTATGTATTAAATTAATATCAAAAGGTTCTTGTACAAATGAGGTAGTTGAAAATCCAACTGTAACAAGTACTACTACTGCTTCACCAACAACGACCAGCACTACAACCGTTTCACCTACAACGAGTACAACCACAGCAGTTCCTACTACAAGTACTACTACTGCAGCAGTTTATAATTACTTAATTGAAGAATGTAATACATCTGATTATTATAATACTGCACAAACATACGAGTTTAATGTTGGAGATGTAGTACAATTCCAAGTTGGTACGCTAGGTGCAGGAGATGTATTATGTGGAACAATTTTATCAGATACATTCTCACCATCAGCTCCTGATGCAACTCTTTACTCGGCTGTAGCATACGAATGTGGTGATTCAATACATTGTGATTTTACCCCACCCGGTTCAACAATTTATACTCATGGTGCAGTTAGAGGAACTTGTTCAGATTATTGTAATACCAATTACTTAATCCAAACTTTAACTAACGCTGATGGTGGATACTTTGATTTAACACTTGGTGATACAATCTACGGTCAAGGTGGAGTTGCAGGATGGGTTGCATACTCAAATGTATCTACTGATACTGATACTGGTCCATTTAGAGTTGCACAAATTGATTCAAGTGGAGTTGTAATTGATATATCAGTTTGTGTTAGTGGAAATTGTGTTCCATTATAAGAATTTAAAAAGGTTATATTTATTGGTATGAGAAAAGTAAGGTATGTTTGTGCACAACCAGCCACGAACTATTATAGATGGCAGGTTGAAGTAATGATTAATAACTTCATGTCAATGGGAGTAAATCCTAACGATATGGATATTGTATGTTGGAAAGTAAATGGAGTTATTCCTGAAGATTGGATTAAACTTGCAAACACTTATCCAGCAAGATTCTTTTTTTATGATGATACAAGAGAAAATAAACATTATATCTCTTCTATTCGTCCTAATATCCTAAAACAACATTTCCAACAACACCCCTATTTGGTAAAGGATGCAATCTTTTATCATGATTGTGATATTCTTTTTACAAGAAATCCAAGTGAATGGATTACTTTTGAAATGGTTCAAGATGATAATTGGTATGGTTCTGATGTAAGATGGTATATAGGACATGATTATATTATCAGTAAAGGTGAAGATGTATTGGATGCAATGTGCGATATCATGGAAATACCAAAAGAATTGGTAAAAGAAAATGAATTAAATTGTATCGGTGCACAATACATTATGAAAGGTTTAGATTATGATTATTGGAATTGGGTAGAAATTAAATCAGATAGAATGTTTAAAGAAATTACTGATTTAAATAATGAAAAAATTGCATTAGATAGAGCACATACACATTCCCCCGATTCACCACCAAGAGTTCCATATCATGAAATACAAATATGGTGTTCAGATATGTGGGCAGTTCTTTGGAAAGGTTGGTTAATGGGTAAAAAAACTATAACTCATCCAAATTTTGATTTTTCATGGGGAACATCATCAAAAGAAGATTATTTTAAAATGAATATTATGCATAATGCTGGTGTAGTAAACGATACATCAGGATTATTCTATAAAGCCAAATACATGAATGAGTTACCATTTGATTCACCTGAACCTAAACAAGATACTGCATCGTGGTATTATTGGTTTTGGATACAACAAACAAAAAAGAAATCATGTCTAATATAATTTGGTTTTATTGGGATGGCCACATTTGGCCTGATAGATTAAGAATTCTACAAGATTGTGTGTATTCTACAAGAGTATTCAACCCTAATCATGTTATTATTATTGTATCAAATTCACTTAAACAAGAACAATTTGATGATAAATTCGGCGTACAAGTATTACCATTCGATAATACATGGTTTGAAGGAATACCAATGTCAGTAGAAAAGATAGAACAATACCGAAAAGCAAACCCAAGAGATTTTAGTGATTTATTTAGATTGATTTTATTATATCAGTTTGGTGGAACTTATATTGATACTGATGATTTATGTATTGGCCCTATTCGTGCACCAAAGAATACAATTTGTAGAAGTTATGACCCACATACTTCATTCTACAATAAGATAGAACCTGATGGATGTGTGCCAGGATTTACAAGAGAGATAAGAGGATACGATGAAATCCCTATGTTCCCACGAAATGATTGTTGGCAAAATTGGGAATCTAAATCTCCTTTTATTTGGGATATGTTAAACAACACCAAATTCCAACAAAACGAAGGAGTAGTTTGGATAGGTGGTGATTTCTCATGGCAATCAATCACAAATGAAACTTGTATCAAATGGTTGCCAACACATAAAGAAGATTGGAACTTTGGTTTGACCTTACTTTATCTATTTGAAGATTTTGTTGGTTGGAGTTCGTTTTGGGATAGATGCCATCATGGTGGAGAACTATGTGATATATGGATGAAATTACCGCAAGTAAACGATTTCAAATGGGGTGAATACAAATGTACCCAAGAGATAGGAAAATCGTTCTATGCAGAGATAATGGAGAAATACCCCTATGTATCACACTTGTGGTTACATTCCAAAAATGAAAAAAGTGAATGGATAGAAGAAATTGATGAGAGCAAAGAGTATTCTATTTCAACATGGATGTTAAACGATGTAAGGAAAAAGATAAATGAGTGGAAGTAAATTTTCGGTAATCATACCAACAATGTGGTATAGTGATAGAATCCATAGAAACCTACTAAAATTAAACGATTGCCATGAAGTAGGTGAGATAATACTAATTGATAATAATACCAGCTTAAAACCAAGCTATTTAGATTCTATAAAAAAGTTAGTATATCTACCACAAGAAGAAAATATATTCGTAAATCCTGCGTGGAATTTAGGAGTAAGAACTTCTCAATACAAAAACTTATGTATATCAAACGATGATATAGAATTTGATACTGATATATTCTATTGGATGTTACATCACATGGATGAGGGTGTGACCGGAATGTGGACAGGTAATTACTATGGAGAGAATGTAGAATTACAATATGAGAGAGAACCAATTGTGGGGAGACCTTGGGGATGGGGATGCCTTTTCTTCATTCACAAGGACAATTGGGTAGAGATAGATGAAAGATTAAAGATTGCATGTGGTGATGATTTCCTTATTCGTTTTGTAAAAGGAGGTGGATACATGATAAAAAATATGGATTTAGGGCATGATGAAATCTCTATAACAACACGAAGAGGTGAATTTTTTGGCCAACAACAAGAAGATATAAAACTATGGGAATCTCAATTTTAACTCTAACCTACCAAAGAAGTTGGTTATTAGAAGAAGCAATACACTCGTATTTACTACAATACGAACGATTTAAGGAAAGTTCAGAGATGGTGATAATAAATGATTCACCTGATGTAAAATATGTGTTTGAGCATCCTAATATTAAGATTATAAACCTTGATGAAAGGTTCTCTTCAGTAGGTAAAAAATTAGAATGGGGATTTACTCAGTGCAGATATGATTGGATATACCGATTAGATGATGATGATTTACTTTCACCCCATGCATTAGAAATAAATGAGATGTATAGAACTCTATATCCAAACAAAGATATACTACGAGACCAGAAACATTATTTCTTTTCACATAACCAATACCAAGGATTAGGCGATAGTATTAATAATGGCAATTGTTATAAATGGAACTATCTAAAAAAAGTTGGTAAGATTATCGACAAATCTATCGGCGAGGATAATTGGTTAACATTCCACAATAATGCAGATATCCATATTGGTGATTTAGGTAGATATACCATGATATACCGATGGGGGATGGGTGTGTACCATATATCAGGTATGGGTGATAAACCTAATGAAGAAATATACGAAATAACTGATAGAACTAATACTGAATCAGGTGTAATTAAACTTAATCCACACTTTAGAGAGGATTACTGGTCTCTACTCCCTAACTAAATTCGTTTTTTTTGTTAAATAATAAAAGTACTTATGATTTCACAATTATTAAATATTTTGGAACTAAACAAGTTTTATGGTAACTCCCATAATATTGATATTGCCAAAGGCAGATATGAATTACCTTCCAATTGGAAATCTACAAAAGATTTAATTAAACGAATATGGTATGGCAGAAAAAGTAAAAATTGATATAGATGCGGTAATCAATACCGGAGATTCCTTACAAAAACTTCGTGATTTAAAAAAGGCCCAAAGAGAAGTTGTTGCAGGTTCTGCCGAGTTTAATAAACTTGCTGCAGCAATTCGTGATACTGGAGATGCATTGGAATCTTCTGCAATGTCTGCAGATGATTTGAAAGGTACTCTTGAAGGTGCACCTGGTCCCGTAGGTCAATTATTCAAAGGATTAAAACAAGTAGAACTAGCAACAAAATCATGGGGTTTTGCCCTAAAGGCAACTGGTATTGGTTTAATAGTTAGTTTAGTTGGTACATTAATTGCTGCATTCTCAAAGACGGAAGATTCCATGAAAAAGATGGAACCGTTATTTATTGCGTTTGAACAATTATTCCAAGGTATAGTTGATGCCTTACAACCAGCAATAGAACAATTTACTCAATTGGCTTTAGATGTAATGCCATTAGTAACTTCTGCATTCAAATATGTTTATTCAGCAATAGGTGCACTTTTACAATCAATAGGTAAAGTAGGTGAAGCAATTGGTAAATTATTCAAAGGTGATTTTAAAGGTGCATGGGAATCTGCCAAAGAATCAGTAACTCAGTTTGGTGATAACTTTACTCAGAATGTTGATAATTTTGAGAAAGGTACAAAGAAGATGACCAAAACTCAAAAAGAAAATCTAAAAGAACAAGAAGATGCTGCCAAGAAAGCCTTAGAAGAAAAGATAAAGAGGATGGAGGCAGAGGATAAATTAGATGAGGCACGATTAAAGAAATTAAAAGAAGAAGCACTAACACTTGCACAAACTGAACAAGAAAAGTTAGATGTAGAAAGAAGATTTGCAGAGTTGGCACAACAAGCTAGATTGAAAGATTTAGATGATAAAATGGCACTCTACAAAAAAGATTCATTAGAATATAAAACATTACAAGCAGATAAGATTAATGCAGAGGCAGATTATGTTTCTCAATTAAGAGGGTTTACTGAAACTCAAAATAAAATAAACGAGGAGGCTGCAAAGAAGGCATTAGAAGAAGCAAAGAAAAAGGCTGAGATAGAAAGAGGTATTCGTTTAAGTGAATTACAAGCTAAGTTAGAAGATTTAGATAGAGAAAATAAATTATATGATTATGATTTTGAACAAGATTTAGAAAGATTAGCTCAACAAAGAGATATACTCAGACAACAAGAAGAAACTGAACTTTCTAATGAAGAACTTAATGAGTTCCAAAAAACTGAAATCAGAAAGAAATTTGCTGATGCAAGATTAAAGATTACTGACCAAGAGATTGAAACTGAAAGGGCTGCAAAAGATGCTAAGTTAGCAATTCAAGAACAATATATTGATTTATATGCACAGTTTGGTCAATTATTAGGTCAAATAGCAGGAAAGAACAAAGCATTAGCAATAGCAGGATTATTAATTGAAAAGGGAGCAGCAGTTGCTAAAATCATTACACAAATGAATACAGTTCCGCCAATATTACCTCCTGGTATTCCTAACCCTGCATTTATTCCTTCAAGAATCGGTGGAGCATTATCAATTGCATCAGTTATTGCTGCTAGTGTTCAAGGTATTAAACAAATAAACGAAGCAGGTGCAGCTGCAGGTGTTAGTGGTGGTGGAGGTGGAGCAGTTGGTGCACCACCAGCATTTGCATCACCACAAGGAATGTCTATACCACAAGTTCAAACAACGCCAGGTGCAACTCCTCAAACACAACTTGCTGCAACCATAGGAACAGCACAAGATAGACCAATTAAAGCTTATGTAGTATCACAAGATATATCTTCAAATCAAGCATTAGATAGACGCACGAATGGTGCAGCTACCTTTGGTGGATAATTTAAGATTTTCTTGTTAAATAATAAAAGATTATGAATAGAATGTTTGAAGATTTAGAATTATTTGAACTAATCATTGAAGATGATGATATTGATTCAGGTGTATTTGCCAATTCATTTGTAGAAGAACCTGCAATTGAAAGAGATTTTGTATTCTTCAATAAACAAAAGGTAGAATTCCAAACGGTTGATACTGAAAAGAGATTAGTTGCAGGACCATTATTAATCCCACACAAGAAGATTGTTCGTATGGATGAACAAATGGGAATGTATAATGTATTCTTTAAACCTGAACAAATCGAGAAGATTGCAAGAAAGTTCATGAAGAACAAATACAATGGGGAAGTTACGGTTGAACATGATAAAAAAGTAAATGATGTTTACTTAACCGAAAGTTGGATTATTGAACAATCAGGAAAAGATAAATCAAATTTATATGGCTTTACTTTACCTAAAGGAACTTGGTTCGGTGTATATAAAGTTGATAATGATAAAGTGTGGGAAGAAGTAAAGGCTGGTAAATACAAGGGATTCTCTATTGAGGGTATCTTTGAACACAAGGCATCTACTGAAAAGTTCTCACAATTATTTACAAAAGATATAAACGATTTGAATGATAATGAGGCAGAAATCTTATTATCACATATAAAAAGTTTGTTAAAAAAATGAATAGTAATTCTGCACATAACAAATTAATTAAATTGGCACCAAATGCCACTTTTGGTGATTTTTGGAGAGTTCTAACAACTCTTGCAACACCATCGAATCCTGTGCGTACCACATGGATTAAAGAAGATGGTTCACAAACTACTCATAAACTTTATTGGATAAATGGTCCAATTGGTGATGGAATTTCGGGTGGTAGTGATACTAAAGCAGAAAAGAATCCTGCACAATATAATGTGCCCGTAGTAGATACTTCAGGTAACTGGCGAACTCTAACTACCGGAGATAAAGTAGTAAGTTTTTCATTTAATAATTTTAGATTTAGATTACAATAATATGCCAATTAATCCAGGAAAATCAGAAACAGAAGAAGAATTCATCGGTAGATGTATGAGTGAAGAAACTCAAACCTATGAATCAGACCAAGCATATGCCATTTGTAAATCAAAATGGGATAGTGAAAATATGAGTAAACACTCATCACCTTATGATAGAGTGAATGCTAGATTTAACTCATTGAGAATAAAACAAGAACTAATACAAAAGTTTGAAGCACAACCATCAATTGATTCATCTTATTCAGGAGAACCTGCATCAGGTTCAGTTGAAATGGCTGAATCAGAGATTGATGTATTTGGTTATCAAACTAAACAATTTTATATTTGCCCTGGTGCCATAGGAACATTTGAAGATTTAAAATCTCAAACAAACTTAAACGAAGATACTATTGGAATGATTCGTTCTGCTGCACAATTGGCAGATAATGTATTTGGAATTGAAAAAGATGCAATTGAATCAGGTTCTACAACACAAGAAAAACTTGATGAGGCAACTGTTATTGTTGCTGATTTCCAAGATTTGATGGGTGAAATTGAATCTGAAATTGGTAAAGATTACGATACATCGTACATGGATGGACATTTAGTAACAATTAAATCATTCTTATAGTGGAAAACATATACACGGTATTGGTAACTTTACTTGGTACATTGACAGGTGCCTCTGCATGGAGATATTACGAGAAAAGAGCAGAAAGAAAAGATAAAGAAGAAGATTTTATAAAACACGATTGTAAAGATAGAATCGGTAAGTTAGAGACTTTACTCGAACAATCCTCAAAAGAAAAAGATGAGATGAGAAATCAAATACTAAAATTAGTAGAAGAAGTTGCATCTTTAAGAACTGAAATAAAATATTTACAACAAAATAATAGATAATGGGAGTTTCATTAGTAGCAGTAAAAGTTAGAAATGGTGATATAAACCAAGCATTAAAAGTATTAAAGAAAAAGGTTTCAGCTTCTGGCCACATAGAGGAGTTGAAAGAAAGAAGAGAATATGTTAAACCAACAACTAAACGAAGATTGATAAAACAAAAGGCTAAAAGAAGAAACGATTTACAACTTCAACAAGAAAAATTGTTTAAAATTTGATTTCATAATATTTATAAGTAAGATAAATTTGAGTGCCATCAGTTTATTTTATTCCTTATTTATACGGAAAACCCCTTTCAATATTGATTGGGGTTTTTTATGTCAAAAATAATTTATTTTTTATTTGTATATGTAAATTTTTTTTCGTATCTTTACATTATAACTTAAAAAAGTAAAAGTTTTTTTAACCATTGAGGGTTTTTTTATATAGTCTTATGAACAAATATAACAATAAATGAAATTACACTATGTTTATTATGCAATTAAGGAGAATGGAAAACTAAAAGTTGGTTGTACACAAAATCCTAAATTTAGACCAAGACTTGGCAAGTATCAAGAATTTATATTATTAGAGGCATATCCTTGCTCTAAAACTGCCGGTGATAGGGAAATAGAATTACAATTAAAATATTTTGGTAAAAGAGATTCTAAATTACATTATGTTGATTTGCTAAAAAGACAAGAGGTTAGGGTAACAAAAGGTAGATTAACAAGAAAAAAGAATAACACCAAAATTAAAATAACTACTGATGATATTAAACGAGGACATACAACAAGAATTAAAAATCTTGAAAGATATTCTAAAATATTTGTAGGTAAAAATAATGGATACGAACCTCCAAAACCAAAAATACCACATTTAGAAAAAAAATATGTAGGTGTAAATCATCAGGATGCTAAATTAAATCCTGAATTAGTAAAACAAATTAGAATTGAATTTGAAAAAAACAATAAATCTATAACTGAATTAGCATCAAATTATGGTGTAACTTATATGGCAATAAAAAAAGTTGTAAGAAGAATGAGTTGGAAGCATGTAAATTAAATTAAATAAAAAAAAATGAAAAAGAACAAACAAAAATTGGTTAAAGAAATCTTTTCAATAATTGGAAAAGAATTAAGTAAATTGGATGAAACTATGCTTAGACCTGATAATATGGATGAGACAATTAGTTTTAGTATTGATATTACAAATATCAGTAAAGATGGTTTTGATTTATATTGGAATCATGATGGATGTGAAGTAGGTTCGAGATTTATTCATAACCTTACTAAAAAAATTAGAGTTGAAAAGGGAATTTATTTTGATACGGCAAGTGGTTGCCATGAATGGAATTTAGATTGGTCAATAGAAAAATAAAAAAAAATAGTAAAATTCTTTTCGTTTTCTAAAGTTGTGTATATTTATACATATAGAAACAATTAAATAAGGAAATTATGGCAAACAAAAAAACAAATGGTAAAGACCCAGCTGTATTACTATACACACAAGATTTTATAGTGGGTACTCTTACAATGACACATGAACAAAGAGGAAAGTATATTCTACTACTTTGCTACCAACATCAAAAAGAAAACAAACTTACCAAAAATGATTTACAACTTGCTGGAGGAGATGAAACTATTTTAGAAAGATTTCCACTTCATGCTGATGGATACTATTACAATGATAGATTAGCAATGGAAATTGAAAATAGAAAAATCTTTACTGATTCAAGAAGAAAAAATGGTAGTAATGGTGGAAGACCTAAAAAAGATTCAAAACCCTTAACTTCAGAAACTAACCTAAATGAAACCATAAAAAAACCTAATGGTTTACCTTATGGTTTACCTTATGGTAAACCTAGTGAAAACCATACTGGAAATGAAGATGAAGTTGAAGCTGAAATAGTAAATGGTGATGAATTTTTAATTGAAAATAATAATAAAAATACTAATAGTAGCTTCTTTAAATTTAAAAATAGTAAAATTACTACTGAAGAAGAATTTGATAAAGTTTTCGATAACATATAAAAAAAGTGGAAGATTATAAAACCTTCCACTTCGAGAAAATAAAGATACCAGGGGAAAACAATGAAGGAATGAACTGAATAAAAAGGATTCCCCTACTCATATAACAAAAAGTTCAGAAAAATTACAAGAATTTTAAAAACAAATATTTATAAACAAAGGAATGAAATTATGAAAAAAAGAGGACCAGTAACTTACACGGCATTGCAACAAGGTGAAGAAATGAAAACTATTAAAGGTTTTCCTGAATATTACATCACCAATTTCGGTAGAGTATTAACCACAAGACCATTAGGAAGAGGAAATAGACCTAACCAAGGTGATTTACGAGAAATACAATTATCATTCGGCACAGGTAGATACTACTACGCTAACATCTATAATGAAAACAATTATAGAACATCTCTCAGATTGAATAGATTAGTTTATCAACACTTCAACAAATACGGTGAACCATTATATGAAGGATTTGTGGTTGACCATGTTGATAACAATAAATTAAATAATCACATTGATAATCTCAGACAAGTTACACAAAAAGAAAATATCAGATACTACCATAGAACTCAAAAACAAAATAAAAATGCGTAAATTCTTAGAACACATCAAAATTGGTGATTGGGTAGAGGCATTAATCCATGTGATTACCTTGGGATATGGTTATCGTATCTCCACATTCATTGCTGTGGGTATTCTGGGATTTAAATCATGTGGGTGTTGTAGACGTAAAGAAATTCTTAATCGTTTGACTAATCCAAGATATGATGGAAACTGTAAAGGAGTAAAATTATTTTAACAATTATAAAAACCAAAAATTATGTTCGAACCAAGCTCAGGAAGTTTAGACTTCCAAACAAAACAAGATGAAGAGATATTCTACTTCGTTAATTTCTCAAAGATGGAAAATGTTAATGACCTCGTAAAAGTTTTATCTACTATGGGATTCGGTATCTCAGATAAGAATCCGCACTACGAAGATGTGAAACAATTTTTAGACTTAGATAGACCAGTTAAATTAAAGTAATATGATACAAGAAAATAGTAATGATGAACTATTTCAAGAAAATAGTGATGCTGACAAAATAGCTTTTGATGAATTATTTAATTCAAGTGAAGTTGATACACAGGAGGATGTATCCTCTACATTCACTCCTGATATATTCACACCTGAAGAATGGACTCATCTCAAGAATGTGATGAGTTCTATTCATCACCACATACCTGAAGAACACATGGGACCGATATGGAATTGGTTTCAGAGAATAAACAAAACTAATACAATCCAACCATGTGCTTGTCAATCATCGGCAAAGTATTGGGTTGAGGCAGTGAATACAATTAATAACTTCATTAAAACCCAAGGAGTGTAAGTGATAGATTTGAGCCGTAAAAGATTAGAAGAATTAAAATCAAGGATGGAAATTCTACAAAGAGAACATTATGTATGGTTACTTCAATCGGCTACAAACATCACTAAAAATAGAGAAGAGGCAGAAGATTTAGTAGGTGATTTATACATCTATCTTTTAGAGAAAGGAAATCCAAGTATCTATTACGCCGATTCATTTAATCTTATGTATTGTTACCGCTTCTTACAAACGAGGTGGATAAACAAAATAAACAAAAGAAAAAGATTACTTATTAGTTATTCACAAGATTCTTTTATAGAAGAAAATTGGGATTTACAAGATGAGGTTTACCCGATAGAACAAGATTTAGCAATAATGGAAGCGTATGATAATGTAAAAAAAGAATTAGAAAGATTAGGAACTACTCGTATGTGGCCTAAGGCAAAACTATTCGAATTATATTATGGAAACGATGATACGATGATAGAGATTGCGAACAAAATCGGTATAAGTAAAAGTACAACATTCATCAGTATTAAAAAGATAAGAGAACATTTAAAGGACATGATTAAAAATCCATTCAATGCCTAAAATAACTGAAAACTATCTCGGTACAAAAGATACTGAGAAACTAAAAACAAATGAATACTATCTTCAGTATTGGTTATTAAAAGAAGAAATAAAATCAAAGTATCCACCAATATCTCAAATGGATAGAGAAACATTTAAATTATGGATAAAAGAATTGAATGATTTGATTTATACAATGAATGGACCATTTGATAAGTTTTTAGAAGATACACTTTCTGAACAAGCAAAGATAGAAATGCAAAGAAAGGCATCTCGTAAGAAACGAGGACCAAGAGGGAGTTATAAACAAAATGAAGAAGATATATAAATATATATTTGAATTCTATGTAAGATTAGTACTGATATGGGTAATACTTGCTTTAATTTTAGACATAACCATGGTAACCCTACATCTGATTGGAAGAGAAGATTTATCGAAGCAAGTGATAGATACCCTCTTTCCTTTCTATTTGTAGGGTATTTGTTATTTTTATTTTTACTCGTGTTATTATATTAAAGAACGATTAAATATCGATGAGAAAACCATGGAAGAGAAAAAACACTTATTCAAACAAGGCAATAAACTTGGTGGAAGAAAACCCGGTTCTCTAAATAGAAGTACCGAACAAGCCAAGTTGGCAATATCAAGATTGGCAAATGAAGGAATTGATGCACTAAGAGAAGATTTACAAAAGATAAGAGAAAGAGACCCATTAGAGGCAGCAAAGTTAAACATTAGATTACTTGAGTTTATCGTACCAAAGAAGGCATCAGTAGAAATGAGAGCAGAGATAGACCAAAGAATACATCAAATCTCAATCAACATAAACAAATCAGGTTCAGATGGAAGTAACTATTGATACTGCAATTACATTTGAGCATTTATTAGAAACCACTAAACGAATCTCTCATCACATAGGAGGTACGCGTAGTGGTAAAACTTATTCTATCCTACAATATCTCATCGTAGAGGGATTAAAAGAACCAAAGGATATAACCATAGTAAGAAAGACAGTACCCTCCTTAAAACGAACAGTAATGAAGGATTTTAAGGATATACTAACCAAACTCGGTATATACTCTGAAGATAGATTCAATACATCAGATAGAATATATAAATTCCCTAATGGCACTAACATACTATTCCTTAATACTGATGACCCCGAAAAACTACGAGGAGTAAAATCAGATATACTTTTTATAGATGAAGCATCAGAAGTAGATGAAGAATCTTATTTCCAATTATCCATTAGAACATCAGGTAAGATTATACTTGCATATAACCCAACTATATCACCATATCATTGGTTAAGACAGATGCAAGATTGTGATAGATATGTTACAACTTACAAGGATAACCCATATCTTCCCACAGAGATGATTAAATCTATCGAATCACTCCAACATACCAATATAAAGAAATGGTTGATATATGGTAAAGGAGAATATGCTGCTAACGATAAGGCAATCTACCAATTCGAGATAGTAGATGAAGTGGAAGGTGAGTTTGTAGGATTTGGATTGGATTGGGGTTGGAATGACCCACTTGCAGTAGTTGCAGTATTTAAAGATGGAACTAACCTTTATATAGATGAGGTATTATACGAATCACAATTATCTATTGGAGAACTGATAACTAAGTTAAGAAAAATCGGTATAGAAAAAGATGAGATTTGGTGTGATAGTTCAGAACCAAGAAATGTTGAAGAATTATACCGAGCAGGATTCAATGCTAAAGGAGTAGTAAAAGGCCCTGATAGTAGAACATTCGGTATAGGTGTAGTACAAAACTATAAACTTCATGTAACCAAACAATCACAAAACATTATCAATGAGATGTATGGATACGAATACTCAACTGACAAATATGGTTATGTAACTGATATACCACAAGATGGATTTGACCACGCAATGGATGCAATGAGATATGTGGCAATGTCTAAGTTATCATTAAAACAACAACAAAAAGGTAAATATACCTTGAGTATTAGATAATATGAGAGAAGAACAAACATGGAACGAAAGTGAGATTAAAGAATTAATCTTATTTGCACAATCCTTACGAGATGAGAATGAAGAACTTCGTTCCAAAATCATAGTGATGGACCAAATGGTGAAGAAAAGAGAGGCAACCTTGAAGAAGGCAGAAAGATACATTAAACAATTAGAAGAGGCAGTAATACATTTACAAATACCAACAATAAACTTGAACTGATATGAAACAAACTTTTGAAATAGAAATCCCAACTAAATGGGAAGATGTAACTCTCTTGAGTTATTTAAACTTGCAAAAAGATTTAGAGAATTATAAAGATAATGAAGATGTACAATTGGATTTGATGATTCATCACTTATGTGGTGTACATTTAGATGCAATCAGAGGAATGTCTTTAGAATCATATACTAAATTCAAAGATGGATTTTATAAATTAGAAAAACCTGAATCTTTACCACTACAACGATTTGTAACTATTGGTGGAGTAGAATATGGATTTGAACCAAACTTATCTAAGATGGCTTATGGTGCGTATTTGGATGTATCCCAATATGATGGATTAACCATAGATAAGAATTGGGCAAAGATAATGAATATCTTATATAGACCAGTTACAAGTAAAAAAGGTGAACTATATCAGATAGAACCATACCAAGGTAAAGATGATTGGGAGAAATGGTTAACGGTTAGAATGGATGTTCACTTCGGTGCGTTGTTTTTTTTTATCGTTTTGTGGAAGGACTTACTCCACGCTACCCTGAACTCTTTGAAGGAGATGGAAATACCACCCAGCATCAAGAAAACTTTGGTAAAAAGTGGAAAGGTTATAGCTCAATCTTTGACCTCGCAGGAGGGGATATTAGGAAAATGGATGAAGTAAGTACACTTCCTCTTGAACAATGTTTATTATTTTTGGCATTTAAATCAGATAAAGCGTTATTAGAATCAATGTTACATAAAGAAGCAATGAAGAGT